GGGCTTCGGCAACTGAATTTCTAACTTAATTATACCACAAAAGGAGAATTTGATGAATGGCAGATAAGTTAGATAGAATTATTGGAGATTACGTAAATGGCAAACTTGAAGCCAGAATAAAATCAATTGAAAGCAGATATCTTTATAAGCAAAAAGTAGATAACTTAGGCATTCGTACAGCTTATTCTGGTGGTTCTGAGCCAGAAAGCAGTGCATTAAACAAAGAGGCTTTAGAAAACGATGAAGAATTAAAAGCGTTGAATGAGCTTAAATATCAGTTTCAAGTATGGTACGAACCTTTGATTGACACTGAAAAAGAAATAATCAAACTAAAGCACTGCGGATATGGTGGCTTTCCATGGTATCGAGTAATGATGGAATTAGAAAATCAAGGAATTGATATTCCAATGAAAAAAGCTAAGTCTATTTATTATAGATTTAGAAAAGATATTGATCCATTTATTGGATATTGTGTTTAGGTAGGGTCATTTTGGGATAAAAAAGACTCGAAAAAGGAGCGTTAACCTCTATTTTAGGTGCTATACTTGTATTATGAACAATTCGGCAGAACACAAAATTGTAAGTCTCGGTGAACAAAAAGTGCTGAAATTGTTTGTAGCTGAGCGAGCAGCTAATTAAATCTCGATACTGTAGAGACTCTTTACGGGTTCAGACGTTGCTGGACGGTAAAACCAGCGTAGCAAGTGACTGGCGGATATTAGGTATAATATCTTTGCGAGGTTCGACTCCTCGTCTTGCTATAAATGGGTTGATAATAATATTCCCTTGGTTTGAATCCATAAAAACAGCAAGGCAACTTGCGACTGTACAGTGATGTCGTCACATTCACAACGGGGTTATTTATCTTTTGGGAGCTAGACTCCCTTTGCTGACTAACCCATAAGGCTTTCTAGGAGTCAAGGGTTACAGCGTAGCAAGCACGGTACGGAAATGTAGGCGCTCAGGGTTCGACTCCCTGACTTGCTATAGGACCTCTGCAATATAAATCCGATAATACTAGTACGGCAGATGTTGCAAGAAAAAACATTACAAGAGTAATGATGTTGAGTGGGTTAGGGCATCGAGCAAGGAATAGAAACGACTTCGCTAATAGAAGTTATAGAGTTCGCGACTCTATCTTGCTATTGTGGACTTCAAAGCTAGGAGTTCAGTATTAAATGGTTAACGAGGCTTTCCGTTTAATAGTATGTAAAACCTCGTATCAAACAGGATGGGTGGCAAGGCGTCACGCTAGTTTCATAAGCTAGAATAGAACGGTTCAATCCCGTTATCCTGAATTATATTTTATTACAGGTTGTCCAATGGGCAGCCTTTTATTGTTGGAGGAGTAATATTATGAGTCCATATAAAGATAAGCGGTGGAGGAGTAAAAGAGATACTGCTTTAAGACGTGATAAATATGAGTGTCGAAATTGTAAAAGGTTTGGCATCATAACGACTGCCACGGTCGTCCATCACGTTTGGTTCTTGAGAGATTATCCTAAGTGGTGGTTATGTTTATGGAACTTAATTAGTTTATGTGAGAAGTGCCATAATAAAATGCATAACAGAGATAGTGATATTCCTACTGAACTTGGAGAATACTGGCAAGACAAAATCAAGCCCCCCACCTCTGCTACAAAAAAATATTTTTAAAAAGAACCGAGTGAGTTTAGCTTTTTCCAAGTGTGAGGCAATTTGAAAATATTTTTTTTGCAATTTTTGATAGAAAGGAGTGATATTTTTAGTTGAAAAAAATCCCAACAGAAGAAACAATTTACAAAGATACGATTGCACAAATGAAACAGTTAAAAACCTATAACTATGCCTTTAATCGGATAGTACGAATTTATGCAGGAATGGTCCGACAATATTATGAAGCTCTGAAAGTTTGGGAAGAAGAAGGTTCTCCAATTTCAACGCTAAGTGCGTCGAACTCAACTAAAAAACATCCTGCTTTAGACCAAATTGAAAAATTAAGAAAAGATATCTTATCTTATTCAAATCAACTCATGCTGAACCCGAAAAGCCAAAGAGATTCTGAAACTAAACAAGAAGAAAAAGCTTCACCGTTTGCTCGATTTATGAGTCAGAGTGGCGGTGGTGGAAGTGGATAATTTTGAAACTGCTGTCCAATGGTCAAAAAATATTATCGATGGTAAAACTCTTGCAAATATTGAACAGAAACAAGCCGCTCAACGATTTTTAGATGACCTTGAATCTGATAAGTGGGATTTTAAACATCATCAGTTTGATTTCGTGATTGGATTAATTGAAGGAACAATCGTACACGTTCAAGGAGAAAACAAAGAAGGGGTATCTTATAAAGACACTCCGATGTATTTGCAACCTTGGCAAAAATTTGTGTGTGTCAATTTATTTGGTTTTTTTGAAAAGGGTACAAATATTAGGCGTTTCAATGAGGCGCTTATTTTTTTACCTCGTAAGCAAGGGAAAACGGCATTTGCCGCTTCATTAACTTGGGCAAAAAATATTGTTGACCGAGCAAGTGGGAGTAAGACTTATATTGTTGCGAATTCTTTAAAGCAAACACAAGAAAGTTTTGGTTTCCTCACCTACAATGTTGAGAAAATACGTAGTGACGTCAAAAAAATGCGTATCCGTGATAATAACCAAGAGCATTCTGTCCATGTTGATTTTGGAGATGGTTATTGTGATATTTTTGCTATCGCCAATCAAGACGACAAACTAGACTCTTTGAACGGTAATGCCTTAATCCTTGATGAAATTCACTCATGGAAAAAGGCTGGCGCAAAAAAATATATCTTGATGAAAAACTCTCAGAAAGCTTACCGAAATAAGTTGCTTATGGGGATTTCAACCGCTGGGGATATTGCTAATGGATTTCTTGCTCAGAGGGTAATTACTTTAAAAAAAGTTTTATCCGGCACGATTAAAGATAAAGCTTATGATTCATACTTTATTTTTCTATGTACTGCTGAACAAGATGAAAAAGGCAATATCATTAATCCAGTTACAAGAGAAATTACCACAATTGATGATCCAGATGTTTTAGCTTCTGTTACCCCATCACTTGATGTAACAGTAACTTTAGATGATTTAATCACCGAAGCAAGACAAGCATTACTTGAACCTCAACTTAAAGCTGAGTTCCTAAATAAGTCACTTAATATTTTTACTAATTCAATGGATGCTTACTTTGATATTGACGAGTTTAGATTTTCTAATAAGCAGCATTCTTGGACAATGGAGGAATTATCAAAACTACCAATCACTTGGTATGGGGGAGCTGACCTTTCTAAAATGCATGACTTGACCGCTTCAGCGCTATATGGAAATTATGAGTATAAAGGTAAATCAATTGATATTGTTATTACTCATGCCTTCTTTCCAAAATCTAGAGCAATTGAAAAAGCACAAGAAGATGACATTCCTTTATTTGAATGGCAAGAAGAAGGTTGGGCGACACTATCTAATACGGAAACTGTTCTTTATGATGACATTGTAAAATGGTTCATAGAAATTCGAGATAAGGGATTCAAGATAAAATCAGTCCATTTTGATAAAAAGTTTGGTCGTGAATTTTTTATGATGATGAAAAAACAAAAATTCAAAATGGTTGATGCTCCTCAACAATTCTGGAAAAAATCAGAAGGATTTAGACGAATTGAATTTAAGGCTAAAAATAAAGAGCTATACTATGTGAATAATATGGCCTATGAGTATTGTGTTGCTAATGTGAAAGCAATTGAAAAAACAGATGATGCGATTCAATTTGAAAAAGTAATGCCTAACCAAAGGATTGACTTATTCGATGCTTCAGTATTTGCAAGTCGTGGAATGCTTGAAGAAAAAGAACAAAAGAGTAAAAAAGAAGCCTGGCGCATCGGAAATTAGGAAGGATAAAAATTTGAAGTTTTTTAATAACAAAAGAAGTCCAACAGAAGTGGTAAATACAACTGTTATACCAGAAGTAAGGGAAGAAATTCCAAAACCACCATTAGTTGTTACGGCATTGCCTGACTTCTTTAAAACATTACTTTCGGACGGTTATACAAAATTATCTGATAGTCCAGAAGTTAGGATGGCTGTAGATTGTATCGCTGATTTAGTTTCAAATATGACAATTCAACTCATGCAAAATGGCGAAACAGGCGACAAACGAATAAAAAATGACTTGTCACGGGTGGTAGATATTGAGCCAAATAAATATTTATCGAGAAAAACGTTCATTCAATGGTTAGTACGTTCTATGCTTTTAGAAGGAAATGGAAATGCAGTAGTAAAACCACAAGTAGTTGGCGATAAAATCATTGGATTAACTCCTATTTCTCCTTATAAAGTGACGTTTAATGTGAGTGATGATGATTTAGATTATTCAATAACGATCGATAATAAAGAGTATGATCCTAGTACCTTACTCCATTTTGTTTTAAATCCGTCAATTGAACGTCCCTTTATAGGAACAGGATATAAAGTGGCTTTAAAAGATATCGTTGGTAACTTGAAACAAGCAAGCGTCACTAAAAAAGGTTTCATGGCAAGTGAATATATGCCAAATCTTATTGTCTCGGTCGATTCAGATTCTGATGAACTATCTGATGAAGAAGGACGTGAGAACTTTGAAGAAATGTACCTTAAACGTAAAGAAGCTGGTAAACCTTGGATTATTCCAGAAGGTATGGTTAATGTTCAACAAATTAAACCATTAACTTTGAATGATTTAGCGATTAATGATGCGGTAACTTTGGATAAAAAAACGGTAGCGGGTATTTTTGGAGTTCCTGCCTTTTTATTAGGGGTTGGAACTTATAACAAAGATGAGTTCAATAATTTCATAAATACAAAAATTATGTCAATCGCTCAAGTTATCCAACAGACTTACAATAAATTAATTGTTGAAGAAGATATGTATTTCTCACTCAATCCACGAAGCCTTTATAATTACTCACTGACAGAAATGGTAAGTGCTGGTGCGCAGATGACTCAACTTAATGCACTAAGAAGGAATGAATTTAGAAATTGGGTGGGAATGCCTCCTGATGCTGAAATGGATGATTTGCTCGTCTTGGAAAATTATTTACAGCAGAAGGATTTAGTGAACCAGAAAAAACTCATTCAAGATGAAACTTAGAAAGGAGGTGAAAAATGGAAAAAAGAAAAAATTATCAAGTTCGAAACTT